AAACGCAGACCCAAAAAGTTCGGGAGAAGACCCTGCGAGGTTAATATAAATAAATAAAGGAGAACACAATGTCACAACAAGCATCAACAATTAACAAATTAAGTGATTTAGATTTAGCAATAATTAAAGATATGGTAGATAGCGAGCATAATGCCGTATCAAAATTAGGTTTAATTGAATATGATATAGTTCGGTTAAACGAAGAGAAGACAAAATTAGTAACATTAATAAAACAATTAAGTGAAGCAAAAAACAAAAAACTAAAAGATTTAGAAGAAAAGTATGGTCCAGGTGGTCTTAACATTGATACAGGGGAATTTACTTCTAGAAGGTAGATTTTGAGCTTTTAGCCATATATTTATATAAGAATAAAATTAGATACTTCACAATGTATAGGAGATTATAAATGGCAGAGCAAATTATTAGCCCAGGTGTATTTACGTCAGAAAATGACTTATCGTTCTTACCTGCAGGTATTGGTGAAATTGGAGCAGCAATTGTAGGACCAACTGTAAAAGGTCAGGCAGGGGTACCAACGTTAGTTACATCATACGCTGAATTCGTAGATAAATTTGGTAACACATTTCAAAGTGGTAGTAACTACTATCAATATTTAACATCACACGCAGCTGAAAGATATTTACAGTTCGGTGGAGCATTAACTGTTGTTAGATTAGATGGTAATGGAGCAGCTGCCGCATCTGCTAGTATTGTTACTGGTAGTAAGATTGTAGGTGTTGGTGGACATCAATTTACAACTGGTTCTGCTGGTCAACAAGGTGGTTCAACTACTGATATGTGTATTAAATTACATACATTAGGTACAGGTGTTGTATATAATAGTGGATTACCGCACGCAGATGCAGGTAATAATAATAACATATTAACTGATGGTACAGCTAATAATATAAGATATGAAATTGCAGCTACATCTTCTACAGATGGAACGTTTACCGTTTTAATTAGACGAGGTGATGATGATATTAATAATAAAGTTGTATTAGAAACATTTAATAATTGTTCTCTAGATCCTAAAGCATCGAATTATGTTGCTAAAGTAATTGGAGATCAATATTTTGAAGTAGATGAATCTGATTCATCAGATCCATTTATAAAAACTAACGGTGACTATCCAAATAAATCATCTTTTGTTCGTGTAGAAGTTTTACAACAAACAGTTGATTATTTAGATGCTAACGGTGAAGTAAGAGTTGGAGCAGCTTCTGCTTCTTTACCAGCATTAGGTTCTGGATCTTTTGCAGGAGCTCAAACTGGAAGTAGATTAACAGCAGCACATAATTATTATGAAAATATATCAACTGGTAACTGTCAAGGACTTGACTTAAATGATCTTACTAATGTAAAGGGTGGTGCGAAATTCAACACAGCATTAAATCTTTTAGCTAACCAAGACTTTTATGATATCAATATGATAATTGCTCCTGGTATTAACCAAGCTGATCATGGGCCAGCTGTCAATAAAGTAATTAGAACTTGTGAAACTAGAGGTGATGCAATAGCTATTGTCGATCCAGTTCCTTATGGAAGTTCTATCAATGCTGCAGTTGATGAAGCAAATGATTACAACTCAAGCTATGCAGCAATGTACTGGCCATGGTTAAAAATTACAGATAATCAGTTAGGAACTAATAGATGGGTACCTGCTTCAGTTGTAATGCCTGGTATTATGGCTTACAGTGATGAGATTGCTGCTGAGTGGTATGCACCTGCAGGTCTTAATAGAGGTGGAATAGTAGCTCACCAAGCTGAAAGAAACTTAACTCATAAAAATAGAGATACTCTGTATAACGGTAGAATTAACCCGATAGCAACATTTCCTGGAGTAGGAGTATGTGCTTGGGGTCAAAAAACACTACAGAAAAGAGCTTCTGCATTAGATAGAGTAAATGTAAGACGATTATTAATTAATCTTAAGAAGTTTATTGCTTCGACATCTAAATACTTGGTATTCGAAAACAACACTAATGCTACAAGAAACACGTTCCTTTCAACAGTAATTCCATATATGGAATCTGTTCAAGCTAATCAAGGATTATATGCATTTAGAGTTGTAATGGATACATCGAATAATACGCCAGATATAATTGATAGAAATATAATGAAAGGTGATATATTCATACAACCAGCTAGGGCAGCAGAATTCATTGTCGTTGACTTTAATATCATGCCAACCGGTGCTACTTTTAACGATTAATGATATTTATTATAAATAGGAGATAAATTATGCCAGATTTCGAACAATATGAACCGACCTCCTTTATGGCAGGTCCATCACAAGTCTTTCAACCTAAAGTTTCAAATAGATTTGTGTTAACTATGAATGATATACCGTCGTTTTTAGTAAAAAAAGTTACTAGACCGGGTATAACGTTTGGTGATATTGTATTAGATCATGTTAATACAAAAAGAAAAATGCAGGGAAAAGCAGAGTGGAATGACGTAACAATGACATTATATGATCCAATTATACCTTCTGGAGCACAATATGTTATGGATTGGGTTAGATTAGGTTACCAATCTGCAACAGGGCAAGCAGGATATGCATCCCAATATAAAAAAGAAGTAGCAATCGAAGGATTAGATCCTGAAGGTAGTATTTGTGAAAGATGGACACTAAAAGGAGCATACATACAAACAGCTGAATTTGGTGAATATGACTGGGCAAATGATCAACCATTAGAAATAAATCTTACTATTAAGTACGATTGGGCGTTGTTGGAGTTATAATATGCCGTCATTTGAAACAGGATCAGTAAAGATTATACAAGGATGGGTAACTGCATCAGAAGACTCTAGCATTGACGGATCTTTCTCAAAGCAGTTAAGTGACTTTTATAGTACTGTAGGTATTGCATCTTCTAGTGGAATTGTAGAGGATGTAAGTTATGTTAATCATGGAAATTGGTTAACAGCAATCATTACAATATCAGGTTCACTACCAGCTTAATCGCTACTCAATATATTTTAAGAAAGTCTTGGAAATACCCAAGACTTTTTTAGTTAACATATATTTATTTATACAATTAATAAGGAGTTATATTATGGCAGAAAAGAAACAGTTAACAGACGCGCAAATAAAAGCGCAAGTACTAGCAAGATCACAACAAAAAGCACCGGAAAATTTATTTCCTACAGAGGTAGTACCTCTACCATCTAAAGGTTTAGTATATCCTAAAGATAATCCACTTTCAACTGGACAAGTCGAAATAAGATATATGACAGCTAAAGATGAAGATATTTTGACTAACCAAAATTATTTGAAAAGAGGTGTAGCTTTAGATAAACTTTACCATTCCGTAATTGTAGGTAATGGTAATGGAGAAGCGATAGATGTTAATGATATGATATCAGGTGATAAAAGTGCTGTTATGTTAGCTACACGTATTTTAGGATACGGTCCTGACTACCAGATTACTGTTACTAAACCTGATGGCAAAACATTTCAACATACAGTTGACCTAAATAGCCTTAACCCTAAAGAAATCGATGAAAGTTTATATAACAATTCACGTGAATTCGATTATACTCTACCTATTAGTAAAATAGTAGTAAGGTTCAAGTTAACTACAGATGTAGAAACTAAAGCTATACAGCGCGAGATATCTCAAGCAGAAAAATCTGGATTACAACCTTCATCTATTACAACACAGTTCAAACATACAATAGTATCTGTAGACGGCAATGATGATAAAAAATTTATAAACAATTTTATTAACCAAAGTTTATTAGCACGTGATTCATTAAGCTTAAGAAATTATGTAGTTGATGTAACACCTGATTATAATCTCATGATACATATTGATTCACCAGAAAATGGTTTTGACGATGAAATACGTCTACCAATTGACGTTAACTTTTTTTGGCCTAGGGCTTGATTACAAGCCCATTCTACATAAAGAGATATTTTATATTCTCGAACACCTACCAGGATTTTCATGGTCGGAGCTCTACACTATGCCTATAGATTTACGAAAATTTTATAGGAATTTAGTAATTGAAAAAATAAAAAAACATAATGCAGCAATTGATGAGCAAAACAGAAAGAACAAACAATCTTCACCAAAAAATGCACGAATGCCTAAGTTTAAGTAGTTAAAAATCTAATTTCTTGATATTTATAATATATACAACCAAATGTATGGAGATTACTAATGTCTAAAAAGAAAAAAATAAATGAAAGTATGCTAGACACTGCTGTTAAGGGTGTGGTAGGATACTTTTTTGGTAAAAAAATTATATCTCAAGCTGCTAAAAAAAGAGCTATGAGAGATCCTAAAGTTAAAAAAATTGTAGCGGATATTAAAGCGGATTTAGCTAAATTTGATCAACTTATGTCTGATTACGAATAGAGGGTAGACTGTGAGCTTAAAAGACCAACAAGAACTATTAAAATTTATCGATGAAGA